ATCCATATGAAGATGAAAATCCATATGAAGATGAAAATCCATATGAAGATGAAAATCCATATGGATATGGATATGAAGATGAATATGGATTTTCATATGGGTATTCATATGGATATTCATCTATAATACTATTTATACGTACCTTTTTTAAATCTTTAATGGGTAGTTGTTTGGGTAGTTGTTTGGGTAGTTGTTTAATAATTATTTGATTTTTTCTATTTTTAATTATTTTATTAATTAATATATATATTATTACTAGTTTTATTATATCATCAGTTATTTCTTTTTCCATTTGATTAGTATATTTTAATTTATTAAAATCATATGTAAATATAATTTTCTTTATCATATTTTGATATTGTTTTAAATTTAATTTATTTAAATTTAATTTATTTAATAAAAATAAAAGTTTTGTTTTCTCATTATTATCTAATGATAATATTAAGTTTTGCATATTTTTATATAATATTTTTTTAAGTTTTACTAATTGATTATATTTTTTTATTTTAGATGGATAAAAGGAATTTATTAAAATATTATAAATATTCATTATATATATATATATATATATATATTATTTTTGTTAAGAAATTGTTTTGCATACATAGATTATTTATAAACTAATTATTTATTTCTATTAATTTAACAGATAAAATATAGTAGTAAATTCAGATTTAATATTAATATCTTTTGATATAATTTCATAAATAATATGTTGACTTAATTCATTTATTGACTTTTATATAAAAGTATATCATATTCTATATGCAAATCTTTATATCTAGCAATAAATTTATTAGATTAATTCAGCTATAGTCATAGTTCTTTGATCCAATATATAGAACAAAAAAATAATCTTTTAACAATATGGTTTTCAAAGCAACAACAACCTAGCTATCAATGAGACTATTATAACTCTATACTAATTTATATTAGTTTATAATAGTTTAATAGGAGGGATTAACTACAGCTAAATCAAAACTGTTAAATAAAAGCATAGCTTTTATTTAATACTAATTTGAAAAGTCATGAAGCGATAGCCTATGAATATTTTATTCATAAATTTTTAAATAAAATATTTACAGCACCCTTACTATCTCTATTAATTGATATCATTACATTTTATTATTCAATTAGTATTTATTGTTTCTAATGATCTACATTTATAACATACTTTTAATGTACAACTAAAAGAACATAGTTATAATTTTAGATCCAAAGCTTAGGATGTACAACTTTCATCAGTTATATATATTGAAATATTATATTCCATTGATTTTTATAACTAGCATATAATTTATTACATATTTTGCATTTAAAGGTTCACTGTTTTCTATACGTATTATAACTACACTTGAAAGCTTTGCTACGCATTTTATACATAGCAATGATAATTAATTTTTATAATAAAACTAATAACATAAAAAATAAATAAATATTAATTAATATTTATTTATTTTTAGATTATATCTAATTATTATTATTTAAAATATTTTTTTAGTTTAATGATTTATTATATTTTAATTAAAAAAGGATTTTTTATCTATAAATAAACTATTTAATACAATTTATTAATAACATATCAATTCAAACAGGATTATGTTTATATATATCATCCCATTTATTTTCACCTTTATAGATATATCCTTTAGATATTAATAAATTTCTAATTTTTGTTCTTCTTGGTTCAATATTATTATGTTCAACATCAATTAATCCAAATGTATATTTATCAAAATTTTTAAGAATTTTAAATTCAGAACCTTCTGTATCTAATGACATATATTCAATAAACAATGGCGCATTTGCATAATCTAATACATCTAATAAAGAAATTGTTGGAAGTAGAATAGAAGTTTTATTTGCATCAACAGTAATTTTATGTGCATCAATATGATCAGATATACCAGACAACATATCCTCATTTGCTATATCAAAATTATTAATCCACTTTTATTATATACTACTTTATTACAACATATAGAATTTGCTCTATTATTCACTAATTCTTTAAATTTATCTGGAATTGATTCACAACAAATCCCTTTCTATTTATATTTCATTTCAAGTAAATATGTATTTGACAAATTTATTCCATTAATATTAAAAAAACATTAAAATAACATAAATTAATAATTATATTACTTAATAGTTTTTTTAATAATTTATCAGATAATTCATCATAGGATTCATCATAGAATTCATATGATGTTTCTTCGGATAATGAATTATTTTCTGAATCTGATGGAGACAAATCTAAATCTTCTTCAAATGTTATGTTTTTATAAAATTTTTGTTTTTTATCCCATGTTTTTTAATGAGATCTTTATTATTGTATGATAATAAATTGATTTGTCGAAATAATTCTTTTTTTAGCTTGTATTAAAAAAGCTATTTTGATATCATTTATATTTTGTATATTATCTTCAATAATTTTTCTTTTATCAAAAGTCTTAAGAAAAAATATTTTGTATTTTTTCGATAGAAATTTAATAAAAATATTTTAATATTTTTATTAAATTCCAATTTCTGTTTGTAATGCGAGTATAATAATTCTAATTTTTCAATACTATTATCTAAAATTTTATCAAATAAATATTTTTTTCTATCTTTATCAACAGTTTGTTTTCCGGTATTATAAACTGATGAATAATAACTGTCTAAATTAGTTGTACAAAAATAATGATTTTTAGGATGATCTTCATTAAAATAAATCAATTGTATAACAGCTGTAATAGAAATAAACTCTTGATTAAATAAATTCATAATAGCTTTTAGATAAATTTAAAATATTTTCATTACCAATTGTATTAATAATAATTTTATTATTGGTAATATTGTTTATATATTATTAGTTGTATTAGTATTTGTATTATTGTTAGTATTTGTGTACATTTTTTTTCATGACGTCGACGTGTTTGACGAGACTTAAAAATTAAATTACACTTACAACATTTAATGATTTTATTATTTATTTTTTATTTGTTACTATGGTGTTATCTGATGTTACTAATATGTTACTAATTGTTACATTAGATGTAACACAAACTTTGAATTTTTTTGTTATAATTTCATAGACTTATAACTAGCATATAATTTATTACATATTTTACATTTATAGGTTCCATAATTTTCTATGATCATTTTATATATAGATCTGTTTATATAATTTTAAAAAATGGAAGATCTACTTTAATGGATATCCACTAAAGTGGACACAAAAAAAATTTAGATTGAAAAGTATTAATTAATTATTAATTCTAAAACATACTGTCAATAAATAAAAAAGCTTTAGTTTTTATCTATCTTTATCAATAGATTATTTTTTAGTATTATAAACTGATGAATAATAATTTTCATTACCACTCGTATTACTTAATAATAAAATTATTAGTATATTATAATTTTTTCAGAATGTTTTTAGAACTTTTTTCAGAAGTTTCAAAAGATTTCGGAACAATTGTTGTATGAAATTTCTTATTGGAATCCATAGACTTTTATAACTAGTATATACTTTATTACATATATCGTATTTAAAGGTTCCCTGCTTTTTCATTCTATATATAAATATATATATATATGTTTATATAATTTGTCCCTGAAAGTAAATATCTACTTTAAGAGACAAATCGTAAATATTGCTTCTAATTTATTCTAACTTTGTTAGATTAGGACACAAAAAATACAGTAATAAATTCAGATTCAATATTAATATCTTATGATATAATTTCATAATATGTGTTGACTTAATTCATTTATTGACATTTTATATAAAAGTATACTATATTCTTTAGTAAATTATTTAATATCCTAGATAAAATATTATTTATAATAATGTATAAAAACTTTTTTTTACATTTATTAATTTTTCCATATATTTTTTCAACTTCTGAAAATTATGTATGTTTAAATGATTTAGAATCTAAACTGTTTGAAATAAATAAACCTAATGTTTTTTATTAGACCTTAATGAAAAATTAAAGATTTCTTCCCAATGTGAATATTGGTGTTTTGCTGCTAAAAATTCAAATGATTTTTGTAATACATGTTAATCATTTGCTATTGTCACTACACTACCTTGTAACCATTCAGACAAAGAATGGTTAATATGTTATCAGACTGCTCAATGGTGTAAAGCAAGTTTACCAATAACCCTAGTTTCACCCATAACACCCATAATACCGGTACCATTACCAATAAATAATAATTGGATTTTTGGAACGTGGACGATAGGATATTGGAATTGCTGTAAACCAAGTTGTACTTGGTCGCAAAAAGGAAATGTTAATTCTCCTGTCTTAGCCTGTGATATCTTCACAAGAAACCCTATTGCAAATTCTAACGATTCTAGCATATGTTTAGGAGGAAAAGCAGCTAGTTGTAAAAAGTATCAACCCATTATTATTTCATCAGCTCAAGTCTAGGCTTTGCAGCTGCTGCTATTAGTGGAAAACATGGTTTAAATGGAGATAATAATTATGGATAATATTGCGAGCTTGTATTTATTAATGAAGTTCATCATGATAATCAATGGAGTTGGGGTGGAGCTCATGAAAATTTAATTAATAAAAAGATGATTATAAGTCATTAAATATAGGATATGACATCGTCGGAGACCATAGTTTTGACATACAAATATCTGGTGCTGAACAAGGACCTTTTAGTAATGGTTATATTGGACAATATAGAGATAAATCTATTGGTGATTTCGATTGTGACAATCGTTATGATGGATGTTCTAATATTATTGAATGTAATAGATTACTATAGAATTAATTCAAGGATGAAAGTTGCAATTTGAATGGTATTATTGGTTGATTAATAATGGAAAAATAAATAATCCGTTTATTAAATTTAGACGCGTGTAATGTCTGAATTTATTAATTTCCATCAGTAATTCAAAGCCTAATGATGATTATACTTATCCAACTATTATTTAATTTATCAATTAGAATAATTAAACCAATTTATATTTAGATACCAAATATAAACTTAATATGAATATAAATTGCTAATATTAATTTTATATTATGTTTTTTTAATTTCTATTTATTAATA